TTTCTATGTGAAATCGGGAATTGATAAAGGTGTGATGGATCAAGCTGACAAAGATGCTGGGTACGTTATCACTGAGGTAGGTTGTTCGAAGCAGGTTCCCGGTGAGTTCATTGTTTTCCGATTCAGTCAGTACGAGGCTGGAGTGGAAGTCACCGAGGTCTAAGGAGGATTGATATGGCAACTGATCCGTATCGAAATTATAAGTACGAAGTTGAGATCGATGGGTTCACACGTGCCGGTTTCTCCAAGGTAACTGGCTTGAAAGAGACCACCGAGAAGATCAACTATCGTGAGGGAGGGGATAACGAATCCCCCAGGAAACTCGCAGGTCAGACGGACTTCGATGACATCGTTCTAGAACGCGGCATGTCTATCGATAACGACTTCAACAACTGGCGACAGCAGATCTACGACGTGGATCAGGTTGAAGGCAACCAGGGTGGTGACGATTATCGAAGGACGGTCATCATTTACCTGAAGAACAAAGCCGGAACCCGCGTTAAGCAATGGACCGTCAAGAAAGCATGGCCTTCTGAGAAAGCCGAGCCAGATCTGGACGCCAGTGCCAACGACGTGGCAATCGAAGTTCTGACACTAGCCAACGAAGGGAACAAGCCACAAACGCTAGTAACATCGTAGTAGATACGTAGTGGAACCGTTTAAGCCACTGCATTAGTCATGATAGGAGAAAAGCCATGTCCGACGAACAAGGTCATCCGACCGAAGTCACAGAAGCAGATCCAAGAGAAGATGTTTTGCCGGAGACCCCGAAGAAACCGGTGTTTCCCAAAGTCGTAGAGATGAAGAAGCAGGCTCCGTGGGAGTTGTCCGAATCAGTTCGACTTCCCGTGGGAATCCTGGATGGGGACATTCGGTACAGGGACGTGTCCATTGAGGAGATGTCTGGTATCGACGATCACTTGGTCTCAGGCAAAAAATCAGGAAACAATGGTGCCAAAGCACTATCCCTAGTGTTGTGCAGATGTGTCCAGGAAGTAGAAGGGATGCACCAGTACAAAGTCAAGTCAGACCCAGAGAAACTATTTGACCTGGAGCTGGCTAGAAAGATGTGTCAGCCTGATCGGGATTTCCTGGTCACGCGAATTCACATGCTAGCGGATAACGATGAAGGTGTTCTTGCCGGTGAGTGTCCCAGGTGCAATCGTATTTGGGAAGAAGACGTAGACCTTCGCAAGATGGATGTTTATGAATGGCCTGATGGCGAACCGCTTCAGCTAGAGTTCGAGCTGGACGTTGGTTATGTCGAGAGAGAAGGCGGGAAAAAGATTTATCACAAGCGAGGAGTGATGCGCTTCCCCACGGGTAAGGAGCAAGAGCTCGTGGGTAAGATGGACGACGAATCTGACATCATCGATTCTATGTTGGCTTCGTGCATTACTGAGCTAGGAACACTGGAGGCCGTGAGTCAGGAGATTGTTAAAAGGTTCAAGTCTAGGGATAGACGAAAGCTTATGACGATCATCGCTCGTGGGCTTCCTGGCCTTCGTCAGTGGAAAACGGTAGAATGTAGGTGCGGTCGGGAATTTGACATTAAGCTGGATGTATCAGCTTTTTTCGAAGGACGGCGGAGTACAACGAAGCTCGTATAAAGGAGCTGGCTAGACAGGTAGACCACATTGCTCGGTGGTACCATTGGTCTGAAACGGACATACTTCGCCTGCCTGATAGTCGTCGGAACATGTACATTGATTTGATCAATGAGGAAATTCGACGACGCAATAAGAAGGGCAGCTAATGGCTACTACGGTAACGGCTGGCGGTCAAATGCTCCTAGGAATTCGTCTTCACATGAATTCCCAAGGTGTAGTAAGTGGCGCGAGTCTTGCCGAAGGGTCCTTGGATAAGGTAGCTGCCAAAGCAGAATCCACACAAGCTCGAGTAACCAAATCGTCTATGGGTATGTCCCAAGCCATGCAGGCTGCTGGTGGTATGGGCATGATCGGTGTTGCCGCTATCGGTGCGGGTAACATGATCGAGAATAAGTTCTTCAAGCCGATGATGGAGAATACGAAGTCTTTCGAGACTGAGATGAAACAGCTCCAGTTCGTTACCCAGGCTACTGGCGATGAACTAGCGCGACTTCGAGACTTCGCTTTGGAGACTGGTAGGGTTACTCAGTTCGCACCGAATGAGGCTGCACGAGCTATTCGTATGTTGAAGGCCGCTGGTCTTGAAACGGATACTGCGCTATCGAGCCTCAACGCTACCCTAGACGTGGTTACTGGTTCCGCTGGAATGCTCGACTTGCAGACGGGAGCTACGGCTACGGCTGCTGCGTTACTGAAGTTCAAGCGCACGGGAGAAGACGCTCGCCAGATAATGGATGCGTTTTCCCAGGCTACAAGGGAGACGAATCTACAGTTCCAAGATTTGCCGATCGTTCTACGGTCGATGAGAGACGCACCTTCCAGGCTGAAGATGTCTGCGGCTGAGGCGTTTGCTTTGGCTGGTGCCATGAAGAACGCTGGACTAACCGCGGCTCAGGCTGGACAGGCTGTTGCGGGTCTTGGTAGGAAACTGATTATCAACCAGAGGATGGTGGAACGATTCCTTGAGAAAAAGGGAATGTCCGAGACCGATCTGATGAATCGGTTGGCTGATGATGTTGGCAAGATGCCGATGAAGGCCAAGGCGTTCAAACAGTTTGGTGTCACGGTGTTTGATACGGTCACAGGAAAACTGCGTCCGATGAGTTCGATTATCCAGGACATCATCAAGCAGTCTGAGAAACTGTCTGGAGAGAGCGAGAAGAAATTCCTGACTACGGCTTCCACGTTATTCGGCGAACAGGCTGGAGCCATGATCTCTGCGTTGAGGTTGATGAAGCGTGGTGGGAAGATGGGAGCCGATGCCTACATGGAGTTGGTTACTGCTCTAGAGACTACCCAGACGGCTTCGAGGGAGGCGGCTGCTGCTATCGAGGATACCCAGGTCGGTCTAGAGAAGTTCATCCAGGGAACCAAGGAGACGATTGCCATTGCATTTGGTGAACACGTCCTTCCAATGATGTTCGGATTCCATTCGATACTACGAGAGGTGTTGAACGTTGTACTGGAGTTCGTGAAGGCGAATCCTTCGTTTGCCAAGGCTCTGGGAGTGACGATTATGTTGTTGGGTACACTGCTCAAGATCGCAGGAGGGATCGCAATTGCCTTTGCTGGATGGTTGATGTGGACGAATCTAATCGGTCCAGCCCTTGGTGGATTGAGCCTGTGGACGAGTATGGCCGTAGCCGGTATCGAGATACTTCAGTTTGCGATAGCCAAATTGCTTCCGATGGCTGCAGGACTGCTCATATGGTTTGGACTTCTCTATGGTGCGGTCAAGCTCTGGGATAAGATCTGGGCTGAGGATGCCACAGGGATTTTCAAGTCGATCCAGGATGTGTTCACGGACATAAAGCTAGTGTTCCAAGGATTCTTCGATTGGATGGATGGTAAATCCGATGACATGGATCTGTACAATCGGTTGGAGCAACGAGGACTTACCGGCGTAGTGATGCGGTTGCTTCAAGTGAAGGATCGCATAGTCGAAATTATGTCTGGCCTGTTCGATACGTTGTTCATGCCTCTTCGAGAATTATGGGGAGTTCTGAGTTCTATCGGTGGAGCATTCGGTACGGTCATTTCGTTCCTGAGAGAGTTTCTGGGTGTGGCCAAGGCTACGAGTATCGAGTCCGAGCTTCCTTACTGGAGAGGCTTTGGAGAAATACTTGGGTATCTCGGATGGGTGATCATTCCAGTACTACTGATCAAGATGGCCTTGTGGTTACAGGCTACCCTAGCGCAAACGGCTGCGATGATTGTTCAGAACGCAGTGATGCTGGTGGCGATTGCGAAGTACGCATTGATAGCTGCTGGTATCTTGCTCATAGCTGCAGCGTACGCAGTAACTCTTGTGCAATTGGCCAAGTGGGGTAAGAAGCTGGGAATCGAGCTACACAAGCTTACAGAGGATGTGGCCGGATGGATGGGTCGAACTCTGACCAAGGTAAAACGATGGGGAGCCGAACTGGGAACGGCTGTGTTGGAGGCGTTCAAAGGAAACTTCGAACCGATCTTCAAGATGCTGGACGAAAGCATCATCTACCTAGAGAAGTTGTGGGGATACCTGACAGGTGATGTCACTGCGGATCAATTGTCGATGTTCGTTCCCGATGCGTTCAAGATGTCTACGGAGGAGGAGTTGGCTGCGGATAGGGCTGGAGTGAATACGCTCAACACGGCTTTGGGTGGAGGAGGAAGTGCGAGAGATCCGAAGCATTTAGAAAAGCTCGAGAGTAGGCGTATGGCCAACCAGGAATTCGCGGCAATCATGAGAGACCTGAAGTCGCAGGATACGTTTGGCCGGCAGGTGACCATCAACAAGATTGAGCTGGCTGCAGAGGGACAGTCTCCAGAAGAAGCCTTGCGGTTGGCGAAGGAGATAATGCAACAGGTCGCAGAACAGGGAGATGAGGAAGCAGAAGCCTCATTTGCACCGGTGTAGACAATGCCAGAAGTAACGGGACGAATATTAACGAAAGCATGGATGGCTCGGTTAGAGAATGGAGCGATCAAGGGACTGTTCGAGTTTCAGTTCAATCCGACTCAGCGTAATTCTGGTAGAGCACCCCAGTGGGATTTCATATCTCCCGTAGGATCGACAGAACCGTTTGCCATCTTCAAGAGTATAGCTGGAAGGACCATTTCGTTTACCCTGCTATTAGATGCGACAGTGGGCTATAGCGATTTGAAACAAGGTGTTCGTGCGCAGAAGGCTTGGTTAGAGCAATTCGTGAATCCAGATGTGACGAGGTTCATCAATGATTTGGGTCAGTTTGTAGGTCCTCCGGATTTGATGTACGGCATGGCCGGGATGCACTACCACGTGAAGATGACGAAGTGTACTCCTCGCGATGTACGGTGGAACACCAAGGGTTTTGAAACTCGAACGTACATGGACATCGAACTACAAACGGTGTTCACCGATGCTGCAGCAATCAAGAGTAGACTGATTCAGCAGCAGAATTTATTCCGGCGTGTGGAGACATTGATAGGATGACGATTTTTAGTAACTCACGGTATCGTTTTGGAGACACTATTCGGATAACGGACTCCGATGGCGTATCCAATACGGTGCATAAACTGCGGAAGACTACGACGGACCCCGTAGTCGGTTCTAGTGTTCACGGTGTTGCTGGTGATGAAACCTTCGAAAAAATAGCTTTCGAGAGATACGGCGATGCTGATAAGTGGTACGTAATAACCGACGCAAATCCGAAGATATTCTGGCCGCTAGATCTAGAAGCGGGTGATGAGATAGTCATTCCGCCTCGTTCTACTGCGGCACTCCTATGACACAGCGCGAACCAATCGGACTTGTTCTCGTAGGAAATAATGAACTACCGGTGACTCTGGCTCAGCAGCTAGATCTCATCGAGGTAACGTTCCACGAGAAAAAGGCCACGGTTGGAAGATTGGCTTTTAGAGATCCAGACTTCATGATCATGGACTCCAAGATATTCAAGAAGGGAGTTCGGATAGCTTTGGTCATGGGATGGTTGCACGAGATGGTTCCTCTAGGCCCATTCATTGTGAAGGGCTACTCGGTTAGTGCTCCTGCGGCAGGGACTCCGAAGCTTCAAGTGAAGTTTCAGGATAAGTCCCACAAGATGAACAAGAAGCAGAAGCGAAAACGTCGTACGGGATCTGCTGTTGCGATTATCAAGGAGATAGCAGAGGAGCATGACCTGGGATATGACATCGATACCATCCAGGGACTTGAGTTCAATGATGACTTCCCACTGATTCAGGCGAACTTGACCGATGCGGCTTTGATGCAGAGATTGGCATATCGATATGGTTATTTCTGGGGAGTGAACGGGAACAACTTGTACTTCAAGCGACCAGCTGACTACGAGGAAGAGGGAGTACTATCTTCGGATGACATTTCGGTTTTGTCGTACCGAATAAATGACCATTCGCTTAAAAGCTTTACTCCCCAGATAAAGTTCTCCAAAGGTGGAAAGCGAAAGGCGAAGAATACCAAGCTCGATGGCCTCGATGCCCTAGGTAACGAGGTAGAGGGTGCTCTGGGCAATTTCGCAGAGCAGATGAGTGGGAATGATGCGGTGTCGGATCTCCTTCCGGCAGAGGTAACGGATCTTCTCAAGACGGGTGATGGCCAGGAACCTGACGATAGCGAAACCGCTGGAGATAATGACTGGTCGTTGATGATCGATTCGGCCAAAGGGTTGTTGACGGAAACGGTGCAGACTCTCACGGGACAGGAGACTGGCGCAAACGATGACGAGAATGAGGAATCGGTTCCAGGCAATAAAAGCGGAAGTGCTACTCCCGCGGATAAGGAAGAAGCCAAACGTCAGGCAGCAGGGAAGATTTTACGAGCTGCGGAGATCATCACGGGAAAAGCGGAACCGGCGATTGCTTCTATGCGATGGAAGGTACGGGACCCAGTTATCTTTGATGGAGTCGGCTCTCGTCTAGCAGGGAAATATCGATTGAAGCAAATCACGCAGTCGGTCAACAAGGATGGGTTCCACACGGTTTTTGATAAGGTTGTGAAGAAGAAGTACTTGCCAACACCGAAGTCCAAGGCAAAGATAAACGAGGAAGCGGAAAAAGCTGGAGAGACTTCGCCAGATAAGCCAGGACACGAGGGTACGGCTGCTGGAACTCCGAGCAAGGCTCAATTAGCGATTAACTCGGTACAGGGTACGGTGAAGGTCCAGAAGGTTGATGGTGTAGACCAATGATGAGTACGGCCGTAGCAGAGGAATTCGAAGATCGGTATTCCGGGAGGTATTTCGGGAAGTATCGTGGTTTCGTATCCAATGTCGATGATCCTCGGCAGCTATGGCGAATCATGGTCAAGGTCCCTGCCGTTATGGGTATGGAGGAAGAGCTCGGGTGGGCCTATCCAGATCCGGCTGAAGGTGGCGGCGTCAATTCGGGGAGTCCTCCCTCAGTTCAAGTGAACGATGTTGTCTGGGTAGAATTCGAAGAGGGAGATCCAGGCCGGCCAATCTGGACTCCAGGTATCTGGACCATTCGAGAAGGCGAAAACATGGTTCCCAAGCACTCTCGTGGGGAACCGGATGTTACGGACTATGCTCGACGAGACTATGGGAACGCTCCTCCGTCACAGTTCGAAGGCCAATACATGAAGAATCGGATAATGTCTGATTCCTCGGGTAACTTCTTGGAGATGGACGCTTCCTCTGGTGGCGAGCGTATTCAGTTGGCTCATCGAACCGGTACTCGCATCGAGATGCAGAGTGATGGTGGGTATCAGGAAATAGTAGGACAGTCTGCCAGGCGACATATCGGTGAAATGCACGATATGGAAATCGTTGGTAAGGAGAAGTACTTCGTAGGTGGGGAGCAGACCAAGACTATCGAGGGAGACGTAACGGAGGAGTACAAGGGAACTACGTGGTCCCAGAGCTTTCGGAAGAAAATTTCGAGAGGCGAGTCTTTGGACGAAGAGATTACGGGAAGCGCCAGTTTGTTGGCTGGAGGAACCTTCGACATAAAGTCCCTGTCGCAGATGGGGATAAATTCGGGTGGACAGCTTTCGATACAGGTAGCACAGAACTTGGTAGCCTTTGCTTCAGAGAACATCGAAATAATGGCGGGAAATGCCAACGGTCAATTATCAGCTCCACCAGTACTGAACTCCATACTGCTTCACGGGTACAATGGAAAGACTGTTGTACAAGCTTCGGATGTCACCGGAGAAATACTTATTCCAAGGATAGAGTTCGATGGGCTCACAGGACTTACTGACATATATGCGGGACTACCTGGTACTGGAGCCATTCAGCTATCGACGTTAACGCCGGCCAATGTCTTCCTAGGTGGTCTGGGTGCCGTTGAGGCTGTGGTGAAGGGAACAACGTTCTTGGCACAGCTAGGAACGCTCACAGGCGGTCTCCAGACGTTTTTGTCTGCAATGGCGGCTGATACCGGTCTTGCAGTAGTTGCACCGGCTACAGTGGCAGCAGCAACGGCTTTCAATGTGATTGTAGGGTTGTTCAATAACCAGTACACGAACTTTCCGTCTCTACAGGTGATGACGAAATGAGTAACTTGGCTCAAATTGGCAATGTCCTTCCGGCTGCGAATCTTCGGTATCCGGATTCCATCGTCAAAAAGAGAGCGGAGTTATTGGAGCGATACAAAGAGGAAAAGAAGAATCCGAACCTTCGTACCAAGTTGGTATTGGTTGCGGAGACTTTGATGATGTTGAGGGATCAGTCTGTGTTCGAGAGTGCCAACAAGATTCGAGCACTGGCCTATGCCGAAAAAAACAGGATGGATCGCAAGAAGAAGGCATTAGATGACAGCGGCTTGGATAGAATTTAATCCCGCGGATATATTTCCGACTGGGATGGTCGAGGTGATAGAGCAAGTAGGAACTACTGTTGATGCTCTGGTACCAGCCATAGAGTTCTTGGAGAGTGTTGCTAGAACTGCGGCATTGTTTTCCCAGGATCTAATTGATGCTCAGGAAGCGGTCATCACTGCAATGCAGGAGACCATCTACCAGATCACTCAGCAGTTGACTCAAACCGGTATCTTCTGGACGTTCCATATGCCTGTTTCCTTGGCTGCAACGTTACCACCAGAGCAGTGGATAAACGATATGGCCTATTCGTTCGATGATCGCATGGACCCAGAGAGACCGATTCTTCCTACTCCGGCTTTCGTTGGTGCAATAGCAGTCGCGTGCACAGTAGAAAACTACGAGGATCTGTTCAACTTATTCAGGGGATTGTTCGATCTGTTCAAAAGGCTCATCGCTAGCGAGGATCAAGTAGCTCGGTGGTTCAATGATGACAATCCGTTCGAGGTGATCCCGGGCGTAGGCAAAGCTCCTAACTGGGGAAACATGACTCTGGTGGATCTTATCCCGCCGATAGCCGATCTGACACAGCTTCTTCTGTCGTTTGCCGATGCAATTTCGGCTGCCAGGACAGGACTCCTGACACAGTTTGCAGATTTCTTGGCACAGAAGGCTGCGTTACTACAGCAGATCGCAGACCAGATAACGGCGATACTCGATACGCTACAGGCGCTTCTAGATATAGAGGGAGCATGGTTACTGCCTATCTACGGCGAATTCGATATGGAGCAGATTCAAAATTTGCTTCGTTCGTCAGAAGGTGGTCCACTAGACTCAGTGGGAGCAGAGTTTACCGCGGGTTTGATGTTCTTGGCTACAGGCGGTACGAGTTCACCGGTAGCAGCGGATGCTTTGTTTGATTTATTTGGTGTGGCAAAGAACGTGACTGAGTATCCGGAGGAATTTTAGATGGTGTATCCCAGTGGAATAAGCTTTCCTTTTAGGTTTTCAGAAGCGGGTGGTGTTGCTCGTGATGAGGGTGCCGCTAAAGTGGTCTCCAACATGAAGGCATTGGTAACCACCTCGCAGTTGGAGAGGGTAATTCGTAAAGCTATAGGTACCGTTGCATATAAGCAGGTATTGAGATCTGGTTTGGAGACTGCTCCACAGGTAGTAGAGAATTTGATTCACGAAGCGATCATTCGATATGTCCCGGCAGCCGTAGGACTTGTGGTACAGTTGACGCATGAAGAACAGCTCGATAATAGCAAGGCTTGGATTTGTAATGTGTCGTTTATTTTTAAGAATACGGGTGACCCCGTGGAATTTAGCGTCAAGCTCTAGGAGGTAGTATGCCGACCATTACGACATTATCAGGAAGTATCCTCGTGGTGGATATGGGTAGCCGCGATTTTGAGTCGTATCGTTCGGATGTCCTGGACTCTGGTGGACTAGCAGATACGTATACTCCCAATTGGACAGATAGGTCCGAGTTGGATATGGGTGTGGCCCTGACAGAGATTTTTTCTTTCATGGGCGACAACATTTCGTATTATCAGGATAGGTGTGCGAATGAGGGACTGTGGGAGTCTATTACCCAGCGTCGATCAGTTATCGAGCAGTCAGCTCAGATAGATTACGCGCTTCGAGGAAATGTCAGTGCTCAGGTAGAGATGACAATTGTATGCCTGGGTGCAGGCGTATTGCCAATCAACTCGAAAATACTGGTCGATACGAGCGATGGTTCAGAACCAGCCACATTTGAACTTGAATCAGAGTTCACTTCCACTGGTGCAGGAACGTACACCGGAGTTATCGCACTCCATGGTGAGACAGTCACGGATTCTCCGTACTCGAGTACAGGCGGTCCCGGGCAAAAGTTCTTCCTAGACAGGACACCGGTTGCATTGAGTCCGGCTGGAACGTTGAGCTTGGAAATCTGGGTTACGGAAACGGGTCCAGCAGAAAAGTGGTCTCTAGTATCG